CTGATTTAATGGAAGTTCCAGATGTGGGACTTGCTTTAAATAACGAAGGGTTAAATACGGTTTCGAGGGGTGCGAGATTAGGTTGTTTATTTATGCGTTCATGTCCCCAGGGTGGTGGAAAAACCCGTATGGCGGCAGGAGATGCATGTAAAATAGCTGTTCCATATTTTTATGATGTGGATAGCAAAAGTTTTGTATATACCGGAAATTGCGAACCTACAACAATCTTTAGTACAGAAATGCCGGTTGATGAGATTCAGACATTGGTTATTGCTGCAGTAAGTAAGGTAAATGAGGAACATATTCTTTATGGTATATATGAAGATGACGAGTGGGATAGAGTGCAACAAGCTATTGAATATATTGAGGCCTCCCCTTTGTATATCGTACACATTCCTGATTTTTCTATTGAAGATATTAAAAATCAGATTAAAAAATATAACAGAGAGTTTTCTGTGAGATATTTTTTCTTTGATTATATTCACACTTCGTTGAGACTTATGGCAGAAGTAAACGGTAAATCTGGAATGGGATTAAAAGAACACCAGTTATTATTGGTTTTTGCAACAGAACTCAAAACCATAGCACAACAGTTGGACGTATTTATTTTTACTGCAAGTCAGTTGAATGGCGAAGCGCAAAATGCTCTATATAAAGACCAGAATCTATTAGCTGGTAGTAAGGCATTAGCTAATAAATTAGATATGGGTATCATTTCAATGGCTCCAACAAAAGCAGAACTGAAGAAAATTGAACCAGTGCTGCATAAAATGGTAGGAGTTCCAGTGCCAAACATGTGCCATTGGGTGTACAAGGTAAGACGAGGAAGAATTACAAGAATTGTAATATGGACAAAAGCTGATTTGGGAACCATGGATGAAAGAGCTTTATTTGTTACCGACTACGACTTTGGACTTATAGATATTGACTTTACCAAGATTGAGCAAGTTGAGGAGAAAATTAAAGAACATTCTGTGTTGATATCTCAAGTTCCGGATAAACCAGTAGAGATCCAGGATGATGAAGAAGAAATAGTTGAACGCAAATTTGATTGGTAATGAGGTGAGGATATGTGCTATTTAGATAAAAACGCTATCCTCGACTCATTATCAAAAGAGGATATAAAAAAGGTAGTAATGTCACTTGGTTCTGATGAACCTAAAACAGACAACAGTGGAAATTTAATATTTCAAACCATTTGTCATAACGATATCAATCCTAATAATTCATATAAGCTTTATTATTATCATGAACCAAATGGAGAACATAAAGGGCGCTTGTTCCATTGTTATTCCGGTTGTAATGAAAGTTTTGGTATCATTGAATTGGTTATCAGAGCAAAACGTAATCAAGGTAGCAATTTTACATGGTACAAGAGCCTCCGTTACATAGCTGAAATAACTGGTAAAATCATCACATCTTCAGCAGAAGACATAGAACAGAAATCTCAGCGTATTGATGATTTCACTTGGATTAACCGGCTAAAAAACATCAAGAAGAAACAGAAAGCTGCACCTACACTTTCAGAGATAAATGAATGTATTTTAGAGATATTCTGTTATTATCCATATCAACCTTGGACAGAAGATTATATCAGTGCCGAAGCAATGTCTCAATTTGAGATAGGATATTATGGTTATCAACATAGTATTACTATTCCACACAGAGATATTAATGGTAGATTAATTGGGATTCGTCAAAGAATGTTAGATGATTGGGATATTGAGAATATTGGTAAATATACTCCAGTTCAAATATCTGGCAAGTTCTTAGCCCATTCACTTGGTAACAATCTCTATGGACTACATGTTGTAAAAGATAAGGTGCAGCGTTGTAAAAAGATTATGCTTGTTGAATCTGAAAAAGGAGCGTTGCAATCGTATTCTTACTTTGGAGATGATTCATTTACCGTTAGTGTATGTGGAAGTAATTTAACTCGGAACCAGATTAAACTAATTTTAGGACTTGGTGTAGAAGAAGTAATGATTGCTTTTGATAGAATGTATCATGATGCTCAAAGTTTTGAAGCAGAATTATATCTAAGGAAGTTAATTAAGCTCGTGGCACCGATTGTACCATTTGTTAGAGTATATCTGATTTTAGATAATAAAGACAGAATACCCTATAAACAAGCACCTACAGACTGTGGAAAAGAAGTTCTTGTAGAATTAATGAAAGAAAAGACATTGGTAACAATGGATATGGTTAGAGAAATTTTAGAAGAAAACAAAAGATAACTATAATTAACAATAGTTAGGAGTGTAGTATTATAACAGCCAAAGAACGTATCGAAAACGAAGGTTTTGAGGATATCATTATATTTGATAATCCATCTTATGATGATGCTCTCATAGGTGTTACAAAAGATAACAGAGCAGTGTACGATTACGATAAAATGATTGAATGGCTAGTTACAAAAGAAAACATGGACTATGAAGAAGCTGCCGATTTTGTGTGTTGGAATGACAGTTTCTATTATGGAGAGGGATATCCGCTTATAATTTTTAGCATTAACTAAATAAAATTAAACAAAATACTTGAATTAATAAGAGAAACGTGATATATTAAAGGAGAACAAAATGAACGAAGAAATTCTAAAACAATATGTTCGTCCGGTAACTGAGGAGGACAGGAAGAGATTACCTGTCTTTTCCTATAGTAAGATGGAAGTATATAAGAATTGTCCGTATCAATATAATTTGAAATATAATCAAAAGAAATTTACTGATGATACAAGTATTGCTTTGGATATTGGTGGTTTGCTACATTATGTTTTAGAACAGAAGGGCAAGACATTGGTATCGGGTCAATTAATAGATTACGACATATTAAACGGAATCATACAAAATGGTACAGTAGAAACGGATGAAAAGACAAAAGAACGATTACCAGGTATCAAAGATTTAAAGAAGAAGTATTGGGAAGTTTGGAGTACACCAGATACTGAAGGACGTACATACGACCAAAAATTAGAACTATTTAATAAAGTGCTGCATGCCGAGATGGAAGAAAACGATGGATGGACACCTTATTTATTTGAACACCCTTTTGAGTTTGTGTGGCATAATAGAGTTATTATCAAAGGATTTATTGATAGGATTGATCAAAGAGACGAAGAATTCAGAACAGTAGATTACAAGACAAGTAAAAAGACTTATGATTCAAGTAAACTTGCTACATCTTTACAGTTTGGTATTTATGCTTTGGGAATTCTTAATGAATTTGATGCATTGCCTGAAGAGAGTATTTATAGATTTATTCTTTTAGACGAAACACAGAAAGCTCTTACTAAAGGTTGGGAAAAGCGTTTAATAAAAGCATTAGATGGTATATTTGACAAAATTGATGCTGATAATGCAAGTGGTATATGGGTTCCCAAAAGCTCGCCTTTGTGTTACTATTGTAATTTCTGTAAAAACAACCCATCTGCTCATGAATTTAATAATGAATGTGAATATTATTCATTATGGAGACCAGATAATAAAACATTTGAGTGTAATCGAAAATGGAATGCATTAGAAAATGCCATAAACACAACTAAATTAAACACAAGCAATGTGAAAAGGAAATTAATTTTTTAATGGGAAGAAAAGGAAAAGATTTAATTGAAGAAAAATTCGGGAAATTAACAGTAATAAAAAGAGTACCCTCTCACGGAAGTAGTAAATGTATTTACTGGCTGTGTCACTGTGACTGCGGAAAAGATATAGAGGTAAGAGGTTCTAGTTTAACTTCTGGTCATACAACTTCTTGTGGATGTTATGTTTCTGAGAGATTGATAAAGGCCAATACCAAACATAATGGGTTTGGCACTAGGCTATATAACATTTGGCAAGGAATGAAAAGAAGATGTTACAAAAAAGATGATAAAGATTATTCCAATTACGGAGGTCGAGGGATACAAATTTGTGATGAATGGAAAGATGATTTTTCATGTTTTCAAAAATGGGCAATAAATAGCGGATACCAAGAGTATTTAACTATAGACAGAATCAATAACAATGGAAATTATGAACCATACAATTGTAGATGGGCAACAGTAAAAGAACAATCAAACAATAAAAGAAATAATCATTTAATTACCATTGCTAATCGAACCCAAACATTATCACAATGGCTTGATGAAATTGGTATCTCTAAAGACAAATATTTATGGAGAATTAACAATGGATGGAGTGAATTAGAAGCCTTGGAATATATACCAAGAAACAAAAATCATAAACAAAGAAAGGAAGTTGATATTTCAATGAAGGAGATTTTAAATGACACAAGAACAGTATAAGTTGGTAGAACCTATTTTAGATACAATTGAAAATGAAGACCTCCGAGAATTATGTATAGCAGTTCTCGAAGATTTTCCAGAATATATTTGGGAAGTTGCTGGTTCTTCTTCAGGCAAGTATCATCCGGCGCAGGATCTTGGTCAAGGTGGCTTGATGAGACATCAGATTTGTGTAGCAAGAATGTGTAATTACAAATTAGAACTGGAACAAAATCAAAACAAATTTACTTCAAGGCAGCGAGACTGTTTAAGGATTGCATGTTTAGTTCATGATGGAAGAAAATCTGGAGATGAGGATACAGGACACACAGTACATGACCATCCATGCTTAATGAGTTTAGCTATCGAATCAATGAAAGAACGCTTTCCTTTATTAGTTGATGAGATATGTGACATTGCAGAATGTGTCATTAGTCATATGGGACAGTGGAATACAAGTAAAAGGTCTGATTTAATTTTACCAAAACCTGAAACAATGATGCAAGAATTTGTACATGAATGCGATTATCTTGCTTCACGCAAAGACATTGAAATGCTCTTTGACGACTGGAAGAAACCTGAGTTACCTGACATTAATGAGTATAAATTGAATTTTGGTAAGCATAACGGAATGACATTACCTGAAGTCAAAGAAATTGATTTAGGATATATTGAATGGCTTAAAGAGAATTACGGAAGAGAACCGGTTAGGAGCTTGTTAAAACAAATATAAAGGAGACATGAGATGAGTTTTTTTGGAATACATAATCATACAGCTCAAGATAGTAATTTAAGACTTAGAGATTCAATTAATAAAATAGAAGATATGATTGACTATGCTCATGAATTGGGTCACAAAGGAATTGTGTTCACAGGGCATGAATCCATAACTTCTCATCTTGATGCTTTAAAATATTATAACAACAAAAAAGAATTAGAGGATTGGCAAGGATTTAAAGTTGCATTAGGCAATGAAATCTATTTGTGTAATGAGTCTGTTACGGCTGAAAATATTGGCCATAACAGATATCCTCATTTTATTCTTGTTGCTTTAGATGAACTTGGACATAAAGCTATTCGAGAACTAAGTACAAGAGCATGGACGCATAATGCTTTTATGCATGTAATGTACAGAGTACCTACCTATTACTCTGATTTGGAAGAAATAATGGAGCAGTATAAGGGGCATCTTGTAGGAAGTTCTGCGTGTTTGGGTGGAGCTTTACCACATAGGATTCTTGAATATTTGGCAACGAAAGATATTAGTATTTGGGATTCTTGCGTTGGTTGGATTGAGTACATGAATGAGTTATTTGGACAAGGTTACTTTTTCTTGGAGCTGCAGCCTGGTGAAACCGAAGAACAAATTTATGTAAATACATGTTTGGTAAGTTTATCAGAACAAACAGGAACTCCTTATATTATTTCAACAGATGCTCATTACCTTAAGAAAGAAGATAGAATTATTCACAAAACCTATCTCAATGCGGAAGATGGAGATCGTGAAGTAGATGATTTTTATGCGACTACTTATATTATGAGTGAAGAAGAAATTCATGAGTATATGGATAAGTATCTTAATAAGGACGTTGTTCAAAAGGGTATAGATAATACTATGTTAATCTATGACATGATTCAAGATTATCAGTTAGTCAAGGATTTGGAAATACCTTATATCCCCTTGAATACAGAAGAACCGGATAAAATTCTTTACGAGAAGTATCGTTCACACATTGAATTGTTAAACGATTTTGCTAGTTCAGAATATGATTGTGACAGACATTTGGTTCGTGAAATTATTTCATATATTGATACAGACCCATATTATCAAACAGAAGAAGCATATTATAAAATTAATGAATGTTTATCATACATTAAAGATTCTTCTGAAAAGATGAAAGTGCGTTGGTCAGCTTATTTGTTACAAGTTGCCGATTATGTGAATATAGCCTGGGAAGCTGGTTCATTGGTAGGAGCTGGTCGAGGTTCTGGTGTAGGTTTCTGTTTGTTGCATATCCTAGGCATTACTCAAATTAATCCTTTAAGAGAAAAAACACAAACATTTCCATGGCGTTTTTTGAATCCGGAACGTGCTTCTGTTTTGGATATTGATATTGATATTATGTCCAGTAAAAGAGATACTGTAATTCAAGCTTTAAAAGGCACATATGGTGAGGATAGAGTATCAAAAGTAATGACACTTTCTACTGAAAAGAGTAAGAGTGCAATCTTAACCGCAGCTCGTGGATTGGGAATTGATAATGATACAGCTTCTTATATTGCTTCGTTGGTAGTATTTGATAGAGGAAACCCACGTTCTTTAAAGCAAATGTATTATGGTGACGATGATAATTCACCGGTAGCAGAATTTGTTAGAGAGATGGATGCTAGACCAGAGTTATGGGCTACAGCTCAAAAGATTGAAGGTTTGGTATGTGGTGTTGGTTCTCATGCTGGTGGTGTTATTATTGTAGATAAGCCGTTTACAGATTCTACAGCTTTAATGAGAACTAAATCTGGAGATGTGATTACACAGTTTGACCTGCATATGTGTGAGGATTGTTCGTTAATTAAAATCGACTTACTGTGTATTGATGCATTAGATAAGATATATACAACATTGATGTTGTTATTAAAAGATAAAGTAATAGAGTGGCAAGGTTCTTTGAAAAAAACATATGATAAATATCTTGGAGTGTATACTTTAGAACGTGATTCAGAAAAAATGTGGCAGATGTTATGGGATCATAAAGTACTCTCTTTCTTTCAGATGGAAAAAGAATCGGGAAAACAAGCTATTGCATTATCAAAACCTCATTCTGTGGATGATTTAGCTGCATTAAACTCGGTTATGAGACTTATGGCACAAGAAAAAGGTGGGGAAGCACCTTTACAAAAATATGCTCGTTTTAAAAATGATATCAACCAATGGTATGAAGAAATGACATCCATGGGATTAACAGTAGAAGAGCAAGATATTTTGAAGGAAATTTTAGGTACATCTTATGGAATTTGTGAGGCACAAGAACTATTGTTTTTGTTAGTAATGCATCCTAAAATCGGAGGTTTTTCATTAGCATGGGCAGACAAACTTAGAAAATCAGTAGCTAAAAAGAATCCAAAGGATTTTGATAAATTGCAAGAAGAATATCTTCAAAACGCAATAGAAAAGCAACTTTCAAATAAGTTGGTACAGTATGTGTGGTTTGTGTTAATTTTCATGCAGCGTGGATATGGTTTTAATAAGAGCCATACGCTCGCATATAGTATCATTGGTTTGCAAGAGTTAAATCTTTGCTATAAATATAATCCTATATATTGGAATACAGCAAATCTGATTGTCGATTCCGGCTCTTTGGACGAAGAATCAAATGACTCAACTAACTATGGAAAGATGGCAGTTGCAATTGCTTCTGTACAAAAAGAAGGTGTAAGTGTAAATCTTCCAGTTGTGAACGAAGCTGATTTTGGGTTCAAGCCTGACACAGAAAACGATAGAATTATTTTTGGTTTAAAGGGTATTAATGGTATAAATACTGATATGTCTCAGGCTATTATTCAGAATCGCCCATACACTTCTATGGAAGATTTTGCAGAAAAAATGTTTGCTAAAGAGATTCTACAAGGAACAGATCCTTTAACTGGACTAAATATTATAGAAAAAATTCCGGCGGTAATTACCAATTCTAAAATGATACAGCTTATTAAAGGTGGCTGCTTCACGGAACTCCATAACCCAGACCGTAGAGTAACAATGGAATGGTACTTACGAAATTATGTATTTAAACCATGCGATGGCTTAACAATGCAGCAATTCAATAAAATGAAAGAGCTTGATTTTATTCCTGAGAGTATGGATTTACCTCTTCGTATGATTAACTTTAAAAATTACGTGTTGGATGATGAAGGATTATATGAAAGGCACATTGAAGAAGGTAAGAAGATTCCAAAGAGAGGATATCATGACGGATATTATCTCTTAGATAATAATTCACAACCTTTCTTTAAACAGCACTTTACAGAAGATAGTGTAGTAGGCATCAAGGGCGAATATTACATCGTGTCAGAGAAGAAGTTTACCAAAGAAGCTGATACACACATTCAACCCTTAAAAGATTGGATGGCATTGCCAGAAACACTGGAAGCATATAATGAAAGACTGTTTCAAGAGCTTTGGAATAAACATGCAGATGGTTCTGTTCCTCATTGGAATATGGAAGCACTTTGTTATTACGATGGAGAGCATGAATTGGAACATGTTGATGAAAAACTATATGGAATAGTGAACTTCTTTGATTTGCCGGAAGAACCGGAACCATATGAATGGTATACCAGATATATTAATGGAGAGCCTAAAGCGATTCCGAAGTATAAGATTTCAAGAATTGCTGGAACGGTGCTTAATGCGGATAATAATCATCATCTTGTTACAATTCTTACAAAGCACGGAAGTGTAAATGTAAAGATGAATAAAGGACACTACGCTTTTTATAATAAGACTATCTCAGAAGTTGGAGAAGACGGTAAAAAGAAAAGACTTGAAGAGAGTTGGTTAAAGCGTGGTAATCTTATTACTTGTCAAGGTATAAGACGAGGCGATCAGTTTGTGCCTATGATATATAATGATACGATTTATAAGCATACAGTTAACTTAATCAAGGAAGTATATGAAGATGGTACATTATTAATGCAGACGGAAAGAACGTATGTTGATAATTAAACAAAATTAAATTGAGGAAATAAAATGGCAGAAAAAGATATAATTAAAGTAACAGTAGCGGTAGAACGTATCCGCTTTTATAAAAACGAATGGGGCATTATTGAATGTAGTATTGACCCTAAAAGAATAAAAGAAGGTACACCAAAACTTGACAGAAATGGCATAGCTATCTTTAAAGGAGTTATGCCACAACTTCAAGAAAAAAATCTATACAACATAACTGCCGAATATACAGAAGATCCAAAGTACGGTGGACAGTATAATATATTGTCCATCTTTACTGCTTTGGATTTTGGAACTGGTGATCCTGAAGGTCAAAAGAAATTTCTTTCTTCTATATATACACCTTTGCAAGTTACGAATATGTATGAGGCATTGGATAATCCATTTAAAGCTTTAAAGGATAAAGATGTAGCTTCTCTTATTAAAATTAAAGGTTGTGGCATGGATACAGCAGACAGATGGATTCGTAAATTTGAACAACATATTGGAGAAGCCAAGATTTACACAGAATTGGAAGATTATAATCTTACCACTAATATGATTAAGAAATTAATGGATAGATACGCTTCTCCAGAGTTGGTTATTGAAAAGGTAAAGAATAATCCTTATGTGCTTTGTAATGAAGTAAAAGGTATTGGTTGGAAGACTGCTGATAAGATAGCGTTAGAAGGTGGAATAGGAGAATTTTCTACAAAACGAATTGCGGCATATATTGTTCATTATCTTGATGAAGCAGGTGAAAACGGTTGTTCATGGATTACGCCTGACGAGTTAATGGGAGCTATTCTTGAAGGCATAGGAGAAGAAGTTCCCGATGCGAATGTTACAGAAGCGATTCATGAACTCGGTGAAGAGTTATGGTGGAATGATGATAAGAGTAAGATTGGACTTAGACGATATTTTAATATTGAACATAAAATAGCAGAGGAGCTACTTCGAATCCGTGATGCTGAAAGTAAAATTTCTTATATAGATTGGGAAGATACGATTAAGCATTTAGAGCATAAGCAAGGTTGGGAGTACACCGATGAACAAAAGAATGGTGTTAAGACAGTATTAGATAATAATATCACAGTTGTTCAAGGACTCGCAGGAACCGGTAAATCTACTTTAGTATCTGCTATGATTGAAGTTCTTCGCAGCTACAGTTATGTACAATGTGCCTTGAGTGGCCGAGCTAGTTCCAGAATGTCAGAGATTACAGGGCAAGAAGGTTTTACAATACATAGGTTGCTAGGTTATCCTCAAGGAGATAAACAAGGATTTAAGTTCCATGACGAGAATCCTTTGCCTTATGATATTTATATATTAGACGAGATTTCAATGGTAGATGCTTACTTATTTTATTACCTATTGAGAGCGATTCCGGATGGAGCGAAACTAGTTTGTCTTGGAGATCCAGGTCAGCTTGAAAGTATTGGTTGCGGTAATATTGCTCATGACATGATAAATAGCGAAGAAATTCCTACAGTAACATTAACCAAGATTCATAGACAAGCTGCTAAATCAGCTATTATTACAGAGAGTATTAAAATTAGAAACGGTCAGCAGATTATCAATAAAGATTGGGTTGGTACAGAAACTAGAGGAGAGCTTCAAGACTTGCATATAGATTGTTTCTCGGACAAGACCAATACTTATTATAAAGTTATCCAGGCTTTTTCTTCTACTATGGCACAAGATGATTTTAATATTATGGAAACTCAGATTATAGTGCCTATTAAAAATAATGGAGCTGCTTGCACTTATGAGTTAAATAACTCGGTGCAAGAATTATATAATCCTGAAGATAGACACAAAAAAGAACATAATGGTTTTTCAAATGGTAAATCTTATATTCTAAGAGAAGGTGACAAAGTTATGAACGTGGTAAATAACTATAAAACCTCTCCACCTATTTACAATGGAAACATAGGTATCATTAGAAGTATATATTATGATGAGATTTTAGATGAAGAAATAATGCTTATTGATTTTAAAGGAATAGGTGAAGTAAAAGTGCCGAGAGAAGCATGGAATAATATTGAACTTGGATATGCAATTACGGTACATAAATCCCAAGGCGATCAAGCTAATCATGTGATTTTTGGTATAGACTTTACATCATATTCATTACTTTCTCGTGAAATGATTTATACCGGTATTACTCGTGCAAAGAAGAAATGCGACCTTATAGCACAGACAGGAGCGTTACGCATGGCAATTAGCAAAGAAGGAGTAAGTAAGAAACAAACGCATTTACAGCAATGTTTATATGATGTAGCGCATCCAAAATTAATTTTTTAAATCCTACTGAATAAAATTAAACAAACCTATTGACATTTGTAAAAAACAGTGTTATATTGACTATACTAAACAAAATTAAACAAACGAGAGGTATAAGTAATGTTATGTCCTAAATGTAATAAGCCAATGAAAAATACAATGCACTTCGAACAAGGAAGGCAATATCAATATAATAGATGCCCCAGTTGTTTGGAAAGAACAAAGAACAAGCGTATACATTTTGAAGATATCTTAAAAGACGAGATATCTAATAATAGTTCTGGAACTAAATAAAATTAAATAGAAAGGACAAGTGACTAATGATGAAGAAAGTATTATGTATACTTGCAATCTTGCTATCTATGTTATTAAGTGTAATATCAGTAAATGACAAAGAACAAGCAGAACCAATAGAACAAGAAGTCATCTATGTAAAAACAGAAAAGATAGAACCAGTAAAGCAAAATGAGAAACCAAAAGTAGAAGAAGTTAAAGAGATTACAAAGACAACTGAAGAGATTAAATTAGAAGAATTCAATTCTAAACTAGATAAAATTAAACATCTTAAAGAAGAAAATAAAGAGGAATGGTTTATAGCTTATAAAGATTTAACCTATGAATATGTAGAATGGATTGAACAATCAGAAACGGTTTTTGATGCATTTACAGAAGACGAAGTTAGGTTAATTTGTAGAGTGGTTGAGACCGAGACATATGACCAAGATTTTGATTCAAAAGTGAACGTTGCTAATGTGGTTTTCAATAGACTAGACGATGGCAGATTTGGTGACACCATTACAGAGATTATTACAGCTCCAAAACAGTTTTGTTATGGGAGAAAAAATATAACAGAGAGTACTATTTGGGCAGTGATGTATGCATATGAAATGGAAGACACAACGCAAGGAGCTTTATACTTCCATTCTTTTGAAGAAGCCACACAGACTTTTAATAGGGCAAGTTATTTATTTAGCGATAAGGCTATTCATCACTTTTACGGTTTTAAGGAGGAATAACAAATGAGTTTTTTAACAGGGTTAGCGGCAGGATTTTTAATTGGTGTATTAATATCACTCGTATTCTTGCGTTTCATTATGCGTAGCGGAGGTCGCAACAAGGAATATGATGCATATATGCAAGGATATTGTGAAGGACTTAAAAGAGCTGATAAAGATAAAGAAAAGGAAGTGGCGTAACATATGAATTATACAGAAATGATTTCAGATGTAGAAGTATATGGACTAGAACAAAGTGTTAAAGCAAGTAAATACCCAATGTGTGTTGATACATTTAAAGTAACTAATGAAATTGTAGACAGAACAATTAAGTTGGCTAGTGCTCCAAAGGGTAGTGGTCATGACAATTTCCTTAAAGGAATTATTGTTCAATTTGATTTAGCAATGACAGTAAAGATGAGTGTGGAAGAAGAAAGATATCACTTTATTGATTTTGTTTCAAGTCAGTCAACAATGCACAAAATTACACAATTTGATTTAGATAAAGCATATATCAAGTATGTTGATAAACGTATGATTGAGATTATGAAAGAAAAAGTTTCTGAGTATAACGAATTAACTGATAAAACATCTGAAGATGCTAAAGAAAAATATCTTGAAATTCTTTACTCTAATCCATGTGGATTTAGATTAACTTCAAGAATGACAACAAATTATCAACAGTTAAAAACAATATACTCTCAAAGAAAAACTCATAGATTGCCAGAATGGAGAGCATTTTGTGATTGGATAGAAACTTTACCTTATGCGAAAGAATTCATTATAGGAGGTTAAATAATGCTTTTATATTTCGAAGATAGTAAAGGACGCAGACGTTTAATATCAAACCCAACTACAGTAAGTGATATGTGGAAAGATATTAATAATTTTCTAGATGAACATAATTATAAATCAAAATATTCCAGAATTAATTTTGGTGAAACTGAATGGGTAATAGACGTAGGAAGTCATAGTGAGTTCTTTATAATAAAGGATTTTGATGAAGAAGATTTGAATGAAATTAAAGGAGGATATAATCAATGAGTTTTGATACAGTAAATAATCCAAAACATTATACAGACAGTTCTATTGAATGTATTGATGCAATGGAAGCTGCTTATGGTGTAGAAGCAGTAAAACATTTTTGCATCTGTAATGCTTTTAAATATCAATGGAGATTTGAGAAGAAGAATGGAGTAGAGGATCTTAAAAAGTCTCAGTGGTATCAGAATAAATACATAGAATTGTGCAATAGAGAAAAATAAGAATTTAAAGGAGATAGAAAATGTTCAAAGTTAAATTAGATATTGATAATATTAAATATTTTCTTGTTGAGGTCACCAAGCTTGATAGTGATGTATCGCTTGTATCCGGTAGGTATAAGATAGATGCTAAAAGTATTATGGGTATTTTTAGTCTTGATTTATCAAAACCTGTAGATGTTGTATTCGAAGAAGATGCAATAGAAGGTGAATATGAAGCTTTATACGACAAGTTAAAAGAACTAAAGATTGTAGCTGAATAGATTGGAGTGAGTGGTTTGAAAGTTATAAAGAAAGACAGAACATTAGAACAATATAATGAACAAAAGATAATTAATGCATGTGGTTTAGCTGCACAGAGAGCATTATATGATTTGAATGACAATGATTATGCAAATATTTGTAAACACGTTTTCGAAAGAATCAATGAAGAAGATTATTATAATGAAGATCTTGATGACGAATTAGTGCCAGTTGAAGATATGCATTCTATTGTAGAGAATGTTCTAATGGAACTTTTTCCACAAGTTGGTGAAAGATATATTCAATATAGAAACTATAAACAAGATTTTGTGAAAATGCTTGATACTGTTTATACCAAGGAGCAAGAACAAAGATATATTGGCGATGTAAGTAATGCAAATACTGATAGCACAATGGTTAGTACCCAGAGAAGTTTATCATATGGATTACTTAGTAAAGAATTATATAAGCATTTCTTTTTAACGAAAGATGAGCTTCAAGCAAGTAATGATGGATATATTTATATTCATGATATGAAAGATAGACGTGATGCTATCAACTGTTGCTTGTTTAATATGTCAAATGTAATCAAAGATGGATTTGAAATGGGCAATATTTGGTACAACGAACCTAACACTCTTGATACTGCATTTGATGTTATTGGAGATGTAACTTTTGGAGCATCTGCACAGCAGTATGGTGGCTTTACTATCCCTCAAGTAGATAAGATTCTTGCTCCTTATGCAGAGAAGAGTTATCAGAAGTACAAAGAAGAATATTTGAATATAGCATCTGAATTAACTAATGATAAATTTACAAAAGATGATTATGTTCACATAGATTGGGAATATATTTCTGATAATTTGGCAAATGCTTATGCGACAGAAAAAGTTCGCAGAGAGTTTGAACAAGGATTTCAGGGATGGGAGTATAAGTTTAATACCGTAGCTTCTAGTCGTGGCGATTATCCATTCATTGCAATTTCGTTTGGCGTAGGAACCTCCAAGTGGGAGTCTATGGCTTCTGAAATGGCGTTAAGGGTTCGTATGAAAGGTCAGGGTAAAAAAGGATTTAAGCGTCCAGTATTATTCCCTAAATTAACATTCTTATATGATGAAAATCTTCATGGAGAAGGAAAAGATTTAGAGTGGTTATTTGATGTTGCTATCGAGTGTAGCAGCAAATCCATGTATCCTGATTTCCTTTCTCTTACAGGTAAAGGTTATATTCCTAGCATGTATAAGAAATATGGTAAAGTGATTAGTTTAATGGGCTGTAGAGCAAGTTTATCTCCTTGGTATGAGAGAGGTGGTATGCATCCAGCAGATGAAAATGATGTTCCAATCTTTGAAGGACGTTTTAACTTAGGAGCTATTTCACTTCATTTACCAATGATTCTTGCAAAAGCAAGACAAGAAAACAAGGACTTCTATGAAGTATTAATGTATTATTTAGAACTAATTAGGAATCTTCATAAACGTACATATGCATTTTTAGGTGAAAAGAAAGCAAGTACTAATCCATTGGGATTTACACAAGGTGGTTTCCTTGGTGGAACATTAAAGCCTGATGAAAAGATTAAATCTATATTACCACCAATGACAATGAGCTTTGGAATCACAGCGTTAAATGAATTACAAAGATTATATAATGGAAAATCAATCACGGAAGATGGAAGTTTCGCATTAGAAGTTATGAACTTCATTAACAATTATGTGAATCGAATTAAAGTAGAAGATAATATTTTATATGCTATTTATGGTACACCGGCAGAAAGTTTATGTGGTCTTCAGGTAGAGCAATTCCGTAAGAAATACGGAATTATTGAAAATGTTTCTGATAAAGCATATGTATCAAATTCATTCCATTGTCATGTTTCAGAAGATATTACACCTATCGAGAAACAAGATTTAGAAGATAGATTTTGGGATTTGTTTAACGGTGGGAAAATTCAGTATTGCAGATATCCAATTGATTATAACAAAACTGCTATTAAAACATTAATTCGTAGAGCTATGGATAAAGGTTTCTATGAAGGAGTAAATCTTTCATTGGCTTATTGTGAGGATTGTGGATATCAGCAGTTAGAAATGGATACATGTCCTAAATGTGGAAGTTCTATGATTACGAAGATTGATAGAATGAATGGGTACCTTGGATATTCTAGAGTTCATGGTAAGAGTAGATATAATGCTTCCAAGATGAACGAGATTGCAGATAGAAAAAGCATGTAACAAAGGAGTAGATATATGAATTATCACAATATTTTGCATGATGATATGAGAAATGGGGACGGGTTACGTGTAACCCTCTTCGTTTCCGGCTGTGCTCACTATTGCAATAATTGTCAAAATCCACAGACATGGGATTGTAATAGTGGTATTGAATTTGATTTAGCAGCGAAAGAAGAAATATACGAACAATTAAATAATGAGTACATTAGTGGGATAACTTTTACTGGTGGAGATCCATTGTATGATGGAAATTTAAATGATGTCCTAGATTTAATTCGTGAAATAAAAAACAAATTTCCAAACAAAACTATATGGCTATATACAGGCTATTCAGTAGATATGTATGAATTATATGAATCCGACCATACAGAAATTGTTGTAAACCCTAGAAGTAATAATATAGAGAATGATTTGAAGAGAGCAAACATTGTTAGTAAATGCGATGTTGTTATAGACGGACGTTATGAAGAAGATAAAAGAGACGTTTCATTACACTGGAGAGGGTCATCAAATCAGCGTATTATAGATATTCAAAAATCACTTTTTAAAGGAGAGATAGTTCCATGGGATATGTTTTAAAAACAACCAAGGATGATTTATATAGCAAAGGATTTCGCTATAACAAGGTAATGAGTGATGATGTTACTGATTGTTACTCGCTTCGGTTTCCAGTACATAGATATAAAAAGACTATAGTGTTAGAGTGTGAAATAATTGTAGAACTGCAAACAGGTCGTGTTATTACAAATGTGTTTAATTATGGGACAAATGATATTTATGCTCCTTATTATAACACAGAATATGGTAACCATTTTCCATTATTAAATTCAATAAACGCAGCTATTAAAGCACAGTTCAAGAAGCTTGGAGTGAAGGAAAAGAAATGAGTGATGTAATATTAACTAGTCAATGTGAGAACTGCATGTACGGAAGTGCAGATGATTCAGACAAGGCAAGAGTAAAGGTGTATTGCAGCTATAAGGATAAGACCTATTATTTTGGACAATGTGTACCTTGTGATAACTACACAAAAAGACGAGAAGAATAAATCGAGATTTGATTAGAAGGTAAAGGACAAGGTTATGTATGATTTTGTTTATGAACTTAATGACTTACAAATAAGAAAATGTACAAGAAGTTGCAGTTGTAAAATTTGTGATAAAGAAGTAATGGGTAAAGATATTGTATATTTAAAGTCTTTTAGATTACAGGCTCAACCTTTTCATATCTGTTTGGATTGCTGGGAAAAGATAAATGAATTGGTTATAAATTATAAGAAGGAGAAGAATCAATGACAAAAACAGATAGAAAACAAGAAATGATTCAGAGAATTAAAGAATGCGGACAATATATTATTGATAATGCAGAAGCAATTATAGGAGATGAGAAATATATTAGAGAGTTATATTTAACCTGTGACTTCTTTGATATAAGTGAACCACCATATGTAACTATTACAAAGGATGTAATTCCGGATAATTTTATTAAGCGCATAGGTTGATAAAACTGAGTTTGATTTACCGAAAACTAAACAAAATTAAATAGGAGATTAAAAATGGAAAGATATTATTGGGAATCAGAAGATGGACATTTAACACCGGTACATGAATTAACAGATTTACATATATGCCACATTGTTATGAAGTTCGGAAAGGATAGATTAGCTAATATGGGACATGCAGTAATAGTTGATAAATTCAATGAACTTAATAAGAAATTTAAGTTTTTTGATGTTGTCAGGGGGAATTAATATGCATTTAAGTAAGACAGAAATAGAGTGGTTGCAGTTGGCAATCGAAGATAATAACAAATATCATATTGCAGTAGACAACGATTGCATTTCTATTGATGAATGTATTGATGAAGAAAACGATGAATGGGATAGCGTATTTGTTTTTGACAATTACGGTCAAGATCTGATTGTGCAGTTATTCAATTACATCGGCTGCAATGCGGATAGAGTATAGGTGGCAGACATGAGATATCTTATTGAATGGCACGAAGCTATATGGGATGAGTGGAATGATAGCTGGAAACTTTATCCCATAGGCGAAGTGCATAGAGAAGTATTTGAAGATGAATGTGAATTTAATGCTCGTATCACAGAATTAGAGAATTATGAAAACGGACTGATTACAGATGTAATTATTGACGGTCTTTATACTTGTGAACTTCATAAAATTACGAGCAGATAGAAATGCAGTTTGATAGTCGGAGGATATATGAATTTTAAAGCATTAAATTACATACACGAGTTATTAATTAAAAATGTTAATGATACCAGAAAAGATTGGCAGCAAGCACATAACAAGAAAAAAGAAACCGAAATGGATGATGAACATTATCAACTTCTTGAAGAGGTATGCTTTGAAAAACATTGCAGCTTAAAAGATGCGGAAGAGGTGCTTAGAGCTTTTGAAGAACATGAGTGGTAAATGAAACTGAGTTTGATTTCCGGAGGTGAGAAGATGACTAAATGTGATTTTTGTACAAAATATCATAATGGTAAATGTTTTTGGACGTCTGCTTCAGCAGCAACATCAGATTGCGAAAAAGCAATAAAACTTATGATTAAAACGTTGCAAAATATAGGTATAGACAAGAAGAGTACTAAATAGAATATCGGTTTGGTTGTGAGGTGATTATAAAATGAAATGTCCTAATTGTGGTAAGGAAATGATTGATAAGAGTTATTCAAAAAGAGAACGTTTTTATCATTGGGAAGATGAAGAATTCTATTATAGAGATAACTACTATGAAAAGTTTGTTTGCAATGATTGCAAAATCTCTTTTGAAAATGATACATGGAATATTCCAAATAAATTATTACCAACGGAAAAACAAAAGAAGACAATCTTATTTATAAATAATCATCTCAGTATGGATTTAAAAGCTTTAACAAAACATCAGTGTTGGTTGGATATAGGAAAGTATTTTGATAAAGCAAAGAAAACACCATAGCATTCCAGTGAGTATTATGAAGACTTGCAAGAATACTTTGGAATGTGTGAAGGAGATTTTTGTTAATAGAATATCAATCTGGTTAAAAGAAAGGAAAACAAAATGGCAAATATAATTCCAATGTATCCAAAGTTTACAGAAAATGAATATACATTTATTTTCAGAACAGATAGACCATTAACTCATGATGAAAAAATGATAATTTCTTCAAAAGGGCTATCTGCATTAAATGAAATTTTAAAAACAGAATTGGGTAATATTGCAGAACATAATAGTAGTTTTAGTTTTAAGTAACAATCAGTTTTCATTTGATAATATTGGAAAGGTAGACATGTATGACGGAGAGCGAAGCAATCAAAATTTTAGCTGGCGATATATTAGTTTTAAATCTACATAATTCGCCTGTTATATATAAAAGTAACCAAGCACATGAGATGGCTATCAAAGCACTTGAAAAACAGATGTCGAAGGAGCCAACAGATGTTAGATACTTTGGAGAAGCCGGATATTATATTGGGTTGTGTCCGACTTGCAAGAGTGGTAATAATTCAGAATATCAATATTGTGGTGACTGCGGACAAAAGCTTGATTGGGAGAGCAAGACATGACATTAGAAGACGTTAGAAACGATACAGAGCATAACAATTATATTATCCACTACATAAATAAAGATGGTGAAGTCGATTGGATTTGGTTATCAAAAGAACAAATCTTAAATTGTGAATGGGCACAATTTTATTTTAATGGTGGTTATAAAGATAAGAAATTTCATTGTTAGATTGGAGAAGCAAAATGGATTGGAAAATGAGAGCTTTAATAGTTATCGGTATTCATGTAATTGGTGCAATAATCACACTAATAGCATGGTATAAAGATGGTACTTTTGAATGGCACGCAAAAAATGGAGATGGTTATTATTGGGCAGCTCCTTCTGATGTTGTGTTTCATGCTGTGGTTGCATGGGAAATTCATTTACTTTTATACATCATATGTACTATTGATGAGCTTATTGATGATTTCTTTTATAAGAAGTATGAAGAAGATAAAGATGAAGAAATCGCAGAAGAATTTGAAAAGAATTAATAAGGAAAGAGGAGAGTAGAGTATGAAAGAATTAAAGTATAAAGTTGGCGATGAAGTATTGATTAAGGGTGTTGTTACAAACATACTTTGTGGCGATTATCCGTATGATATTGCGTTCAATAAAAACAATAAGAATCTAGTTTGTTGGAGTGAAACTTTTAATCCTGAATGCGTTGTTGGGGAAGTTGAAGATTTTGTTAAGGTAGATGATCAGAAAACCTATGAACAGGGTCTGAATGATGCCTGGAAGATGGCTAAAAAGATTTGTATGACTATAAATAAAGGTGGTTTACCATCAGATCAATTGGAAGATATTTATGACGGTTATGATTTGACAGACGATATATTGGACAACTTCTCCGCTCAAGAAGCTATCGACTTATACAACGCCTGGAAAGAACGTAATGAGTTAAAGATGGGAGACATTGTGGAGTGGTCTAACGATAGCTACAGTTACAAGGGTATATTCTATTCAAAAGAAGGTAACGGCTGGTGGATACTAGATTCGGATTTAATAGCACCACAATTCTTATATTCTACCGAATGGAAGTTACGTAAACTCGAAGATGCTCCTATTGATATTTTAGGAGTTTTCAGAGATATTGGCAAGGAGGTTTAGGATATGAAAGAATATACTAACAAAACAATGTATGGAACTTATGGCGAGATATACGATCAGTTTAAAGAAAGAACTGCCATTAACAGTGATATGATAGTCGATTGGAGACCGGCTGCTAATTTCTACACAGACATTGGAGTTGATATAAGGAACGCTATCGTAGTTCAGTTAAAAAGTGGTGGTTGGATTATATACACTCCTGATAAAGAGTTTCATGTGGAGAAATAAGGAGGACTCATGGGTTTAACTAGCAAATTCTATTGTAAGAAATGTCGCCAAATCAAATCTAGGTTTCAAGTTAAATGTGTTGACAACTATTACAACTATTATTACGAATGCAAATATTGTCATGAAAAAACGGAAAGTGTTGAGCACATGTTGATTCGATTAGAACAAGGGCGAGAGGTAATGAAATTGGAGGAAACATGGTAGGAAAATATAAAGTAATTACTTTGTGTGGTAGCACGAAGTTTAAAGATGATTTCATGGAACAACAGAAGTTATTAACTCTACAAGGATATATTGTAATTTCGGTAGGATTATTTGGTCATTCCGGTGACAATGAGGTTTGGTCAGAAGGAACAAAAGAAATGCTGGATGATATGCATAAGAGAAAGATTGATATAGCAGATGAGATTTTTGTAATTAATAAAAATGGTTATATTGGAAGCTCTACAAAGTCTGAAATCGAGTATGCGAAGTCTAAAGGGATGCCAATTACATATATGGAGGAGTTAATATGATGACAACAAAATCTACATCAAAAAGAGATAAGGATATTATTACTTTTGAATTTAAGAGTAATAATCCTAGACATATAAAAAGGGTACATGATGCTATAGAAAGTTGTTTGAAAGAACAACAAAAGATGGACGAGTTTAATTCATCGCAAATAAAAAACGCTAAACCCAGTAGATCGGTATTAGATTTGGAGGTGATTAAATGATTTGTTACCATTGTGAGAATGCTCCGGGGTGTAGTGTATTTAGAAATTTGTATTCTATTTCTGAAGAGTTTAGTATAAATCAATGTTGTAAATATCAAGAACCGAATGCTAACAAGTATAAAAAGATAGCACAAAATGACCACTTGTTAAAACTTATCTATGACTATTTCACGCATCAAGTTGTGGGGCATAGTGAAAAAGAAGCAAAACAAGCCATTACAAGTGCTATATGGAACTTGTAAATAAAACAAGGCTTGATTGTAATAGAGGTGATAAATATATGGTAGAAGTAAAAGAAAAAAGAATATGTGATGGATATGATTGTTGGGGTAGACCTGAATACATTTATGTTTATGTGGTATTAGATGAAAGTGGTAATGAGATTTTTAGGTCAAAAAACGATCCTACAAGATTAATTAATATTGTTAGAAATGAGGTGCGTTAATGAGAAAACCAGAAAGATTAGATTCATTTTATGCAGAATTAAAAGAAATACATAAACATAGTTTTCCGGATATGAGATTCGGTCAGTTCATGATGAATGCTTTAGGTTGGATTAATTCGACCAAAGGATACGACCCATTCTTCCCGGAAGAAGATGAGATGCTTGACCTAATTAAAGAGTATGCTAACTCTAATTCAATGTGGTATCAGGGATGGGATGTATTAAATAAGAAGTAAAGTTTAAAATAAAAAGGAGAAGGAAATGATAGATTGTTTTGATGGTAAGTATGCATTTTTAAGTAATTTTTATGAAAATCCAGTGACGTACAATGGGTTGACTTACTTAAATAATGAAGCTGCGTTTCAAGCACAGAAAACATTAGATGAAGAAATTAGAAAAAAATTTACAACATTACCACCTAATTTAGCTAAGAAAAAGGGAAGAAAGATTACACTTAGACCTGATTGGGAAGAAGTAAAAGATACAATAATGTATGAGATTTGTAGACAAAAATTTATGAATCCCAAGAATGATTATCTTGGTGGAAAACTTGATATGACTGGGCTAGAAGAAATTGTAGAAGGTAATTATTGGCATGATAATTATTGGGGCAATTGCACTTGCGATAAGTGTAAAAATATCGAAGGACAGAACAAACTTGGTAAAATTCTTATGAAAATTAGAATGATAAGATACTAAAACAGTCTTAAGACTGAATTTTAGGTAAGGGCATAATGGTGGAAGAGGCAATACTTAATGAAATGGAACGTGTATATCTATGATATTAATCAACAGAAGATGGCAGATTTTAATATTTTTGATCATGGTAGTTTTGTAGAATATGTCAAAAAGGCTATCAAGAAATTTAAGAATAAAGAAGTTTTTGCAAACCAATTAAAATCTGAACTAATGTATTATTTTTGGAGCAAATCAGAATGGGAGATTATTATTTCTCCTTGGTGTGGTAATAAAAAACCTTGTGACGTTAAGATAGATGTTTTTGACCAGGTGATGATGAATTGGGATGTGTTTGTTGATTATTGTTGGGAAAATAGAAAGGAAATTTTGAAATTAGATTAAACAAAATCTTAGGATGAACAATATGAAAATAAAAATAATTAAATATGATGGCACAGAAATGTTTTATGACGCTTTATCTTTTGAGTTTAGAACTAATCAAGTTTCAAATTGGATTAAAATTAAATTTAATAATGGTGAAACAATTGTTATTGATAATGTTTGTGTTATTAAGACAATTGATTAAAAAAATAAATGACATAAAGGAGACTGAAATTATGATAAGAACTAGAGGATTTGAAGTAGTAAAAGATGAAATGAGAAAGACAACCGGAGAGATTACTTTACCAACGAGAGGTACATCAAAAGCAGCTGCGTATGATTTTTATTCTAATGGTGAATATACAATTGAACCTAATAAGATTGCAAAGATTTGGACAGATGTAAAAGCTTATATGGGTGATGATGAAGTATTATTATTAGATGTTAGAAGTTCTATGGGTGGTAAGTTTATGCTCGCTAATACAATTGGTGTAGTGGATGCTGATTATTATTCTAATGAAAATAATGACGGTAATATTGGTATCTTCTTAAAAAATATTAGTGATGAAACTCTACATATTAATAATGGTGAGCGTGTTGCACAAGGAATGTTTTTTAAATATTTGGTTGCTGATAACGGTAATACTGATGTTGTTCGTAATGGTGGTTTTGGTAGTACGAATTAATTTGGAGTTGATGTTATGAGTGATACTGGTAATAAAATGCTTTTATCCATAAAGGATATAATGGAAATGACAGGTCTTGGTGAAAAGAAAATACGTCAAATGTTAAAAAGTCCGACAAGTACATTCACAATTCGTAATGGGAACAGATTATATGCACATAGAGAGTTATTTGAAGATTATATGGAAAAATGTGCAAAGTTCCATTTGACTTTGTAATTGCGACACCTTATAATTAAAGCATCAAGAAAATTACCCATAAATATTATTTGAAACAAGAAAGGATGATAATATATATGGGAAAAGACTTAAAAGGTAAAGAATTAGGAGTTGGATTAGGACAAAGAAAGGATGGTAGATACGAAGCAAGAGCAGTTGTTAATGGTGTTAAAATTGCTATATATGATTTTAATTTGAATGAATTAAAAAGAGAGTTTGAGAGAGAAAAAGAAAAAGCAAAAAGAAGCAATGTTGTACATTGTCCCGATGTTACAGTTATGGAATGGTTTGATGCATGGTTCGAGCAATATAAAAAACCAACATTAAAACCGACAGGCGTAGTAGGGTATAAAAGAAAGTTTGTCAATACATACGGTGCTCAATTGGGCTTCGTTAAAGTCAAGGAATTAAATCAGTTCATAGTTCAAACCGCAACATCTGAACTAGTTAATAAAGGATATAAGTTTAAAACAATTCGAGATGCACTGGCTGTATTAAAACTTATGTTAGAAGCTGCTGTAGGGAATTGTGTAATTGATTATAATCCAGCTTTAGGTATTATTGTACCAACATATGCAGAAACTAAAGAAGAAAGAAGAGTGTTATCAAAGCAAGAACAAAAAACTTTTCTCGATAAAATTGAATCTTCTTTTTATAAAGAGCTTTATCATTTTATGTTATTAACCGGTGTACGTGTTGGTGAAATGGGTGCATTACAATGGTCTGATATAGACTTTGAAAATGAATTCATTAACATATATCACTCACTAACTTGTCATTATGTTAAAGGTAAAAAGACTCTCATGATGTCCACACCAAAAACAAAAAACTCTTTCAGGAAAATACCATTTTTCGGAGAAACAAAACAAATACTTTTAGCACAAAAAGAAAAACAAAAAGAATTAAAAAAGCAACTTGGTGACAGATGGAGAGGCTCTGAAGAACTTGATAATGCCGATTTGGTATTTACTACATCTATGGGTTCTCCGGTTACTCGTTACGTTCTAGAGCATGATATGAGACAAGTAGCGAAAGATATCAATACTATTGAATTATATAATGCTACAAGAGAAGGAAGAGAAACAGTTGCTTTTGATCATCTACACCCTCATGCACTAAGACATACTTTTGCTACAAGATGTTTTGAAAAAGGCATGAGTGTAGAAACAGTCCAGAAAATAATGGGACACGCAAATATTAATATGACTATGAGTTACACACACGTTTTAGACGACATGTTAAAGAAAGCTGCAGTAGATGTGGGTAATTTCTTAGATGCGTAAAACTGTTGCGACAGATTACGATTTGCGTATAAAAATTGAACTAACCAAGATTTATTTTAATATATGTTGCGTAAAAGTTGCGTAAAAATCGCAAGCAAGTGTTGCGAAGCCAGTAAAATCAAGGCTTCCCAAAAAACTTATCAAAACAAATGTTAGGATAAATTCTTCGGCAAAGTTGTATGAGAACAACGGTTCAAATCCCTTTATTTTCTAGGGTTTGAGCCGTTTTTCTATGTGCAAAAACTAAATCTTGATGCGAAATTATTTTAGTAAAACACGGCATAAAATGGCATATTTTTTCCATGATTTGCGTATAGAATTGCAACGGATTTGCGTAAATTCAGAATACAAGAATCTGCGGCTAAGTTACGCAAAATAAAGCTATGAAACTGGGTAATTTTCTTGTAATAACACTTCAAACAAAAATCAAAAAAGGGGGATATCTCAGTGAGATAACCCCCCTTTGATTTTATCTTACATACTAACTAAATTCTGATAATGAATATCTAATGTTAATACTGAATTGTATAAAACAGATAAGACAAAATTCCTCATATTAGTTATTTTGGTTTTATAATTGTTAATAGCATCAATGGTATAATTGATATGATTCATATTAACTTTCAATAATATAGTTTTCAAATGTTCGCTATTTATTTCCCCATTATTAATTTTAATACTTTTATAATTGTTAGCTAATATGTCTACCATTATATCCACTATATTATCTACTAACTCTTTGTTAGACGAACTAACAAACACCGGATCATAATCAATATTGTTTCGTATGATGTTTGTATATAAAGTATTATTATTTATATTATTATTACTTAAGTTCTTATTATACGAGTGGGTTTCCCACTGTATAGGTAAGCTACCATGTGGGAATTCCACAGGTGGAGAATCCACAAGTGGGTTTTCAACATATGGACTAGTAGGAGTATGAGCCACACGTTGATTTTCAACATGTGGGTTATCACACACTTCGTATTCATAATAAAATTGTTTTGATTCTTCATCACGTAATTTATATTGAATAAGATATCCATTGTCTTTTAATTCTTTCCATGCACCTCTAAATGCGGTTTCTCCATCCTTTGATTTGTTAATTAAAAATTGTTTGTAGAGCACAAAGTTGTCTAAGCTAATATAAGATTCAATAAGTGATAATAACCCCTTGGCTTTCAAAGACAAATTCTCGTCTCTAAGAGCAATATTACTAACTTGAGCAAATGATGTCTTTTTCTTTCTGAAAGCTCCTGCCGGCATGTAAATCACTCCCTATTTAATTAATTTCATTAATTTCTCTCTTGCAGAAAGTTCTTGAGTTGCTTTTTTATTTTGTGTGGGTATAATATTATAATCGTCTTTAAATACAAATTCAGAACTAAATTGCATATCCATTTCAATTTTCTTTTTATCTTCTTGAATAGAATCATATAAGCGATTAATTACAGTTACCGGATATTGTAAACCACTCATGAACACCATATCTGATTTTGTTTGATAACCTTGGAAAACATCTCTCCAATATCCGAATGATAATTGTAATTCATCATAATCAATCCTTACCGTCTTGCGCATGGTAGTAGATTTAATTCCACAGTAATATAATGTATTGCGTAATTCTATATCTGCAAAAATATTATTTGTAATAGCAGCTTTAATTGATGGAGTAATATCTGCTTGTGTTGGTTTGCGTACAAAATGATTAAGTACTCCATATCCCTTTTGTTCTAACATTGCACAAATCTCTGAATAATCATATATGCCATCAATAGAAGTGGACACATCAGATATAAGTGAATATATTAAATTGGCAAGTGTTTCATTACTTCTAACAAAATTAGATTCTTTATTATTATCAACAATGAATACAGTATGTTGAGCACATCCGAATAATTCTTTTAACAATTCATATGAATTAGTCTTTGCTTGTAATGACTCTGATAAACTTGGGATAGTAATAACTGGAATAACAATTTTCCCAAGTTCGTTTTCTAATAACTCTGTCATCAACGCACACATTCCGGAAGAAGTACCACACCAGTAGAACCAAATAAGAATACATATTTACCAGTTAAATAGCGTTCTATATGTTTTAAGATGTCTTCATAATTATGTGCTAAATAAGCCTTAGATACATTTCTATCTTTATGACAACCAATTGCGCCTTTAACATGATAGTAGTGCATATCTTGTAATCCTAAACTATTCAAATCTTCCATAGCAGAGTTAATATAAAAACTTGCTAAATTATATTTTTTAAAAGCTGCAACTTGATTTCCACCACAAGCGCCAATTCCTAATAATCCAAAATCTTTTAAATCATGCATAATTAAACCCCCTTAATTAAATTAATACCATCTTCAGTAATGTAATACATTTTTTGTTTCCCATAATTCCCTGATTGGCACACTAACTGTTTATTAATTAATTTTGATAAATGTTTCCAAACACAAGCTCTTTTTACTTCGGTGATATTCATTTCTTTAATTGTCAACCCAAGTATGTGATTTGTTGCGCCATTAGAATCCAAGGAGCTTAAAATAAGATAGTCAATTCTGGAAAGTTCCGTTTGGTTCTTTGCTGTTCCCATGTGTTCCCTCCTTTTCTTTGTGGTTCCAAAGTGTTATAAAGTGTTACAAAGTGTTCCTTTGATGTTCATATTATAAACAGTAATGTTCATAAAGTCAACAGATATATTTTTTATTTTATGATATAATATAAATGGAAGGAGAGAAGAGTATGGAAGTTAATTATGATAAATTGTTTGCATATATGTTCAAAAACAATATAAGTAAAAGTGCATTGGCTGAAAAGGCAGGAATTAGCAGAAATACAATTATAAAAATGACAAAAGGCGAGCCGGTACATTTATCTGTAATAATGGCAATTTGTGAAGCGTATGGCCTACCATTAACTGATGTAATCCAAGAAAAATAAAAAAAGGGGACTACTCGTTTGAGTAATCCCCTAATATTTCATTCAGACAAATCTAATAACATATTATACTCATCTTCAGAAATAATCTTTAAAGCCCATTCTTTAGGACAATGCATTTTAAATCTTTTATTAATATTATTCTTCTTATGATACATGTTCCATAAATAAACATTAGCTAAAGAACGTGCTTTATGCATTTCACAAATATGAGTAACACGCTTATCTGCTGAACCTGTTTCTTGATAATTATTTGCACTACACCAAGCACAACCTTCAGCAATAGGGCAGTAGAAGCACTCATCAGTGCTTTGAGTTCTTCTATCAATGCAGTTCAAACATTTAATACATTTCTGTTCACATTTTTTAGACGCAATTCCGGTATTAACACTGCCAATTCTTAAGGGCTTACGAGAACTTCCTAACGAACTTTCCATATATCTGATGCATGGGTATAAATATCCATCCGGATCACAAGATAACATAAACCCAGTACCACCACACCAATTCTGCAAATCATTTTCATCCTTAGGCTTAAAGAAAATTTCTTCAAATAAAGAACAATAAGTATTGCCAACTAAGTCATTATCTACAAAGTAGTCAGCTATCTTTTTTAACTGTTTATAAAACTCAATTGCATGTTCTTGTTCCCAACCTTTTTCATAAACACAATTTGCATTAATATCTAAATACCCTAATTCAACCATATGTATAATTGCATCATAAAGATAGTTTATATTACCAGGTGCAATAGTAATTTTACTCCCCATATAATTACCTTTTTCAATCCAGTCATTAGCACCAGCAATAGCAATATCATAACTAGGACTTCCATTAGGAAATACTCTGCATGAATCATGCAATTCTTTATTACCATCTATTGTAATAGAGAAAGACATGTGTTCTTTATTTTTATTTAAAAAATTCTGAACTTTTTCATCAAAGTAAAGAACACCATTTGAGCAAATGCTAATGCAATAATTGGTTGCCCATGGATGCATTAATTCAATAGCTCGAACTCTAAAATAGTCTACAATCTGGTCTATTAATTCTACTTCAAGAAATGGTTCTCCACCTATAAACTCAAGTACAATTGCTGGAGAAGTATCAGTATTTATATATTCTTTAAATCCTTTTTCACCAGATAGAAGAAGGTCTATAAATTTTTTAGCAATGTCAAAAGACATTCTTCTTTTACCTTTATTAATTTGATAACAGTATGTACATGCAAGATTACATGCGTCTGTCACTTGAAATGTTACAGTTCTTGATAATATTCTTTCCTTTTGATTCTCTGACAATGTTTCAGGATACAATCTTGCGATCATATCCTGCCATTGTTCCATACGTCTTAACTTTTTCTCTGACATAAAAACTCCCTTTACTCTGTTATTTCTTCGTCTAATGCTTTAATTCCACATTCGCATAACACATCAATTGTCATTTCATTTGTTTGAAAATCTATTGCCCAATTATATTGATGTTTGCCATATAAGATTTCTGGTACATATAATTTTTCTACTTCTATTTTGGCAACTTCAAATTCTGCGTTAATCCTAGATAACTCCTCTGAATATTTTAAAAATGGTTTACTTACAAACAAACTATCATCCGCATCATTCTTGTGTGACTCGATTAGTTTTGCTATTACTTCCTCCCTAGTTTTTACCTCAAACTGTAATCTCTGAATATAGTTAATCATTTCCTGTTCAATATTTACTTTAATTGTTTTCATTTATAAAATCTCCTTTTATTATTTTTATGTTAAATTGTTAAGCAATTCCAGTTGCACTACCAAAACATTGTGAAGTACAAGAGGAGTAGCAAGTGGAACTACATGTGCTACTGCAAGAGTTTTGGCAACCAGTTTGACATGAACTACTACAGTTTGAACCACAGCTTCCGCCACAGCTACTACATCCACTACAACCTGAGCATCCTTCACATGAGCTTGTACAACCTGAACAACCTAAGCATCCACTTGTGCATCCTGTACACCCCAAATAGCAACTTGAGCCACATCCGGCTGTACATGCAGTACAACTAGAACATCCTGTACAGCTTCCACTACATCCTGCACATGATGAACCACATGAATACAAACACATACCTGTACATGTACCAACACATCCACCACATCCTGAGCATCCATTACAACTTGCAGCACAGTCACTACACGAAGACCAGCTATTATTATTACAAGTAGCACTACACGAATTACCACACGATGAAGAACAGTTTCCGGTACAAGAGTTGCAACCAGAGCTACACCCTCTACTACAAGTACCAGAACACGAACCTGTACAAGCAGCTCCACATGAGGAACCACAGTCGCCACATGATGTACATCCTGTACAACCACTACATTTTGACATACAAGAATACCCACATGTTCCAGTACAGCTAATACATCCACCAGAACATTGTGAATCACAGGAGCCACCACAACCAGAACAAGATCCACAGGCATTACCACAGCCCCCACATCCAGAACAACCTGAAGAACAACCTGAGCATCCACTACAAGTTCCACTGCAACCACTACAAACACTAAAGCATGTACCGACACATAATCCAGTACACGCCCCTCTGCATGATGAAGAGGCACCCGTTGTAGATTCTTTTGCTAAGTTGTCAACATAAGTTAATAAACTTGAAGTGATATTTTTATCTGGAATGGGTTCGCCTTTCACTACATTTTTTAAACCACTTATGTCTTTTATTTTTAATAGTAAATCAATTGTTTTTTGTCCTTGTTCAGCATATATTTTACTCCCTGAACTTGGTGTGTTTGAAAAATCATACGTGGATGTAGCATATGTACTTAAAGAACCATAACCTGACCTTCTTGCCATTTCTGCTTTTACTTTTGATTTTAAAGATATCAATTCTTGTGCTGTTATCATTTATCCACCTCCTTATTAAGACCATGTTCCATAACCAGTACCTACAACTCCTAATACAGTTTTACCGGCAACAAGCTTGTCTGCTGTGAGTCCAATTGCGCTTGCTAATGCAGAATAAGATACATACACATATGCATTTGTATCATAATATCCTGAAGCAGGTATTTGTAATCTTACTCTACTGTTTGTAGTATCCAAAGATGAAACAGCAGATGTATTTGAACTTGCTTTATTGGCCATCGTACCGGTAATTTTTATATCATTAACATAAGCAGTATAACCGGATAGAATATTACTTGCAGTTGCAGTAGCATCGGAAGTTTTTACTCCTGTTTGAATAACCATAATATTCTCAGCCATTGTAGCAAATGTAGCTGTTGCATCTGTAGCAACACCTTTGTCAGTAATAGCAGATGCAACTACTTTTTTTCCATTACTGACAGATTGAAAAAGTTCATTATACTTCGTATCTATGTAAGATTTTGCTTTTTGCCAGAAATATAACAAACCATCATGAGTTAAAAATTTCATAATTAGTCCCCCTTTTATACAATAATTTCATCAATTTCTGTATTCGTAATCGCTACAATTCCCAATGCACTTTCATCGATAGTTATTGTTACTGCATTAGAACCATCATATGAAGTTGTAGTACCGTTAATATCAAATGATAATGCGGTTGGATTTTTTAATGTAGTTGGGAAATTTGTTATATCAGATAATATATGAGTGTGGATAGAGGGGATATATTCTGATGGCTTTCCTGTAATACCACTCCAATCAACAGAAGTAGCAGTACCAGCAGTATATTGCTCATAACCATTTTCTACTGTTAATTGAGTATCATCTATTACAAAGTACATCAATCCGGTTTCATTTACTTTTACAGTATCACCTTTTTGAACATCATTTATTGTTAATGAAAACCTATCCATATCTGTTGCAACTACGACAAGTCTTTCTAATGCACCGACAGGCAATCTTGCAATATCAATAGTACCAGTTAATTTAGTGGCATCTAAGCTTATAATATCTGCATCCGTATGATTATGAATTATTTTTGCGGCATCGGTAATTCCATATTCATTTAAAGTAGTTGGGTTACTACCACTTATGATATGTCCGTTTATATCAACGGTAACTTTTGTATAATCACCTGTCTCTACACCGCTTGTTGGATGAATATATTTGTTTGCACCTTCTTCAATTTCTGTTAATTTATTTTTCTCCTCAGTGGTATAATCATTTGTACTTAAATCTTTACCATCAACTTTATCTACTTTAGTTAACATTCTTGTTTTAATTTGTTCCCACAAATAAGTAAGACCGTTCATATCCAAATATTTAGCCATAGTACATCTGCCTCCTATTAATTATTTAAAACATTATCAATTTCTTCCCTTGAAATGCTACTATTATCATTTTCACCAACACCTGCGTCATCATCTGCTAAAGATGCAGTACCATCAATAATTTTATCTATTTCTTCGTTTTTTATTTTTATAGAACCTAATAAAATATTCATTGATAAAACAGGAGTCCAAACAGGAGATGTATCATTTGGAAAATAACCAATATTATCATAATTTGCAGTCCATAAAACATTATTACTGCTTACTAGGTCATATTGATAATATTGTGTAAATCCGTTCCACTCACCCCTTGGCGTTAATCCAAATCCAGATTCACCTTGGTCTCCACGAATAACTCTTGGAACCCAATAGGTTGTATTAGTTGGTGCAACTCCGATTGGCGTATCATCCCTTAAACATTCATAAGTTTGGACAATATCACCTACTGTGTGAGTTACAAAATTATATTTCACATACTTAGACGCTGCGTTCCATTCTCCTTTATGAACTACAGTTTCGTGAATATAAGCCTGAATATTATTCAAAAACAAGTCCTCAATTTCTTCCACTGTTTTAGTTACGTTGTTCATATAAACGCTATCAATAATACATTTTTTCAACTCGGCATTATTTTGTAGAAGAGTAGTAGCATTAGCAAATTGTCCATTGGCAATATGAGTATTAAATTGTTTCCAGTCGTTATATACACTACTTGATACATCAGTTTTCAAATCAAATCTTTGTACACTATCTGGAAAAGTTGTATAAGCATTTGCCATATTTTTCCCTCCTAACTGTACGGATCTTGGTCATAAAAAAGAACCATAGATACATCTATGATTCCTCCAATCGTTGATCCGGTTATTTGTTTTATTACATATCTTTTTGTATCTTTAGTAGTGTAAGATTGATATTCTATCAACCAATTAACATCAAGCCATGGTATATCAATCATATTTATATTCGTAGTTTCTTGTAATCTACAAGCATGATATAGTTCATAATTTGCTCTGTCTTGAGCCAGCGAATTAGAATATATCTTCTCAAATTCTCCACCGGTACATATTTTAGTCACTTCTTTAATCTTGTTCTTATGAAAAGGTGAACGTAGATTTGTTTCACTTGCTTCGGCATATACTTGATAAGAGCCTAATAAATAAAAATTATTATCAGCCTTCCTATACTTAAACACATTATATCCATTATTTAATGAATTTGCTTTTAATCTGTCACCATTATCATAAGTAATGGGAAGTGCTATTCCGTTTAGGCTTAATATGGGATTTTCGCTATTTGTTTGAGGCATATAAACAGCATACTTACCAAAATTATTCAATCCATCTACCGTAGTAATAGTAGCAGTATAAGTATTAGTTGCAGCATTATATGTACATTGGTCTGTAGAATAATCTGGTTCAATTGATTGTCCCCATACAATAATTCTGTTATAGACATCCTTAAATGAGGTATTAGACGTTTCACTAATAACTAATGGTGTGATAAACGAACTGTCCAGCATTATATTCGCACTATCTTGATGAGGGATTTTTTGAATTACAAATGTTCCATCAATATCAAAGAACATTTCAAAATAAGAGAAGAGTGATACTATTTCATTTAACGCATCATAGTATGTTTTACTTTCATCAAATTCCATTTCGTATGGTATTTTCAAATTATCCATATCTGAAATAACAAATTTTCTAACCATTGTCTCAGATAACAATTTAACAATAACGTCTCGAACTTTTTCACCTTCTTCAATCTTAATAGAACTTTTCAATGCGCCATTTCGTTCTCCATTTAATTCACTCATTAAATCTGAACATGACAATGATAAAACATTGGTAGATACGTCAAAAGTGTAATTGCTATCTAACATAGTGAAAGTACCTTTAAGATATTTTATAATATTAGATGTTCTATTTTCTTTGATTCCAATATATGGTCTTATATATTTATCCATCCATATGCGTTTATCATAACCAATTAGCATAGAAGAGTCAGTGACTAATAACTCCATAGAATAAGTTCTTCTTATTGCCGAATTTGCATCAATAGAAAATGAATCTGAAATCAATTTTCCCTCAATATAATCTATAACCTTAAAATCAGAATTAAGAAGCTCTACAATTATAGATAGATCTTTTGTAGATTGATTTACAATATTTTTATCAGTTTGAGTGATTATCATAAATATCACACACCTTCCACATCAACATCTGATAGTCCGGCATTGAATAAATCTGTAGTACTATCACAATCGCCAACTTCAGTAAATACTATATTACAAACCACATTATCAGGATGACCATCAACAGTCTGAGTAATAGTATTACCAGCACTAACTAACCATCTTTGTCCTTGGTCATCTTTAAGAACAATAGAATCATTTTCTGCTAAAAAATTCATAACTTCTCTACGATAAGCCGGAGCATTATCTATATCAAGTTCACAACCAATCATGGGAATAAAACTCGCACTCATTGAAATAGAGTCGTATTGTGATATTCCATTAGTGATTACAAAAGGTTTCTTTTTTCCTAAAGTGGTTATGAATTCTCTATTCTGATTACTTGTCACTTCTAAAGATAAATTAACAAACGCTTTATATTGTTTTGTCTGAGTACATAAATAGCAACCGTCAAAATCTGATACCACGGTATTAGTTATATAGCTTGATTCTATATTATTTAAAACTGGAACAATTGCAAGTTCATATACTGTTTTATTACCTTTTAGAAAATAATAAGTTCTAGCAAAATCAAAATCTTCTTCTGAATGAACCTCGTATTCATAAATAGTTGTCCACAGCGTTTTCCCATATTCACGAACTTTAATACGCATAGAAGTTATTGCACTGATAGGGATAAGTATATTTCCGGCAAGTAAATTACCTTTAAATGTAGCCCAGAATATCGTGTTCATATCCCATACCAAGTCACCTGGCATTTTATTATAATCAGCATTTGAACTTACATACAAATCATTTATGCAAAAATTAGTAATGTCAACAGAATATAAAGTATCGGCCTTACTTGGTTTTAAAATGTCTGAGCCAATAGATGTAGCACCTAAAAATATCATACGTCCACCTCCATATCAAATAAGGTGTTTTTCCTTTTTACACGTAGAACAATCTCTTGTGAATGATAGGGATTGATTCTGGTTATCATATATGTGTTATTGATATATCTTGCAATAAGTTCAAAATAATATATATCTTTATACTTATCATATTTGTACGCAACAATTATAGATTCATCATTCCCTGATAAGTACAATATATTTGAACCTACTTCAAATCCATAACCTCGTATCAATAATGAGAAATCATTAGAAATAACAAATCCCTTATTAAAATGAACTACATTGTTTGTTAGGTCTGCGATCTCATTATCAATATAAGTCACTTCGGATTCAGATGTGCCTTCTACCGATACAATATTAGACTTAATATATACACCACCAGTGTCATACATATTCTGAAGCTCGCATACAAAATATGTTTCGGATTTAACAAAATCAACTGAAAAACTTATTTGTCCGGTAGTTAATTGCATACCATTGATTGTTTCACCGGTAGCAATAATAATATAATGACTATTATCTTGCAAATTAGTTACTCTTACAGTGTCCAAAATATATCTAATATTTGAGTCATATACAATTGCATTTGCAGAATTATATACTCTAATCCTATAAGATTGTAATAGCTCGTCTTCTGGCTGTGAATAAGTAATATTTACCCCATATGTTTGTGCTCTAATAATTTGGTCTGGAGCAATATTTATTTGAAAGGTTGGTGTGGTAATACAGTAGAAGAGAAGTGTATCAGACCATTCAGAATCTTTCCCATCAACATCTGTTACTTTTACAGATGCATTATATAATGTTCCATTTCTTAATCCGGACGAAGCCGGTACAGAATGCTCAGGCCTCATTGTAAGTAACGTTTTTTCATACATAATAACATTTGTATTGTTATCTCTTATAATTAAAGTGTTACTATAAATTTGATTACCAAGCCATGAAAATTTAATAGTACTTCCATATGCAGAATCGAAGGATGGTATTAAAAATAAACTAGGTTTCATAAATACCTCCTTTTATAATATAATTGCATTTGTCCAGTTATTTTCCGGCAATAATACGTAAACAAATTGATTAGGTTCATAGGTATTTTTACCGATAACGGTATGTTCAACATTGTCTTTTATAACTATGTACTTGTTATCCGATATTCTTGATACAACCCTACATTTGTATGTTTTATCAAACTTAGCTGTTTCAATTATTTTATTGCAAACTGCAAAGATTGTATCGGATAAAGCATTGCTTATTTCTCGCATGTTATCCCTCCTTAACGAAAAAGTAAAAAAAGGGGCAATCATAAATTAATATGATCGCCCCTTACATTATTTAGAGTGTAGTTTTTGAATAACCTTAAGTGGTAATTCTTTAACTATTTCATTAACGATCATATCCGAATTATCCGGATTATAAACGTTAACATCACCAATAGTAATTTCCATTGGTGAGCTTTCTCTTTTGTTAAGTGGTGTAATTGCAGAATAGGCTCTGCTTAAATTATTAAACATATTGTCCATTTGAGAATGATTTAATACTACTTCTCCTGCAAGTAGCTTGGCTAATGTCTCATTTGGTTTTAAATTTGTTTCTGTAAGTTTCATAAGATTTTTAGGCAAATCGTCTGAAGCAGAAGATACGATACCGCCAGAGTGATAATCTGGAAAGACTATACTTGCGCTACTCAAACCTTTTCCTTCAGCTTTTCTTTGATATTCTAAAATATCTTCATAGGTACTCTTAGCTTTTGAAAGAATGTTTTCCAAGGTAGAAAATGAATTGTTTGCATTATTTACAGCATCAGCTATAGAGCCATAAAGGTCAAGTGCTGCGTCTTTAAATTCAATTAATTTCTTTTTACGCTCGTCAAATATACCGGATTCTTCTCTTCTTGTTTTTTCATTCATTTCATTCATATACAAGAAAGAAGCAGAAACCAGATTTGCAGCCTTAGTCCATGTACCAGATAAATCTTTAGTTTTATCGGTACGTTCTTGAATTGCTAACAACTCTTCTTCATTATCAAGGATTATCTTTTTTATATTTTCTTGAGCAGTTTTTACATCAAGATTTTTTAACAAATATTCGTCTGCTTCATCATTGATTGCTTGAATTGTAAGTTCGTTGGCCTTTATTTTTTCTTCAATTGTAGACACTTGATTTTTAGCTCCATTTAGTTTAGAGGCAAATGTGTCTAAAATAGAAGTATCCATACTCATAACACTATTTAGTGCATCAGCTCCAAACACTGCAAAGAAATCTTGCATAGCAATAATGTTTTCATAGCTTTTAGAAACCTTGTCGATTTTCTCAGCGTATTCTTCCCATGAACGAATTTGGTCATCAATAGACTTAATGGCATCTTCTTTTTGTTCACTAAGAGTCTTAATAATCTTATCAAAGTTGTTGATTGTATTATCATACTCTTGTTGGTCAAGTTCGTTTTGAGCTTCTATGATTGCCTTTTGATCAGCCTCATATACAAAACCTTCTCCTTGGCGATATACTCTAGTTGTTTTATTTCGGATGGCTTTCTCAAGATTGTATTTAGCATTCTCTAAATCTATCTGTCTTTTTAACTCATCATTACTCTCAGTAAGAGCATCCTTTTGGTCTTGAATAACTTTTATCTGTTCATCCCAATAGTTTGTAATATTTTCCTTACTATCGTTAAGATTATCTATCTGTTCCTGAATCAACATATTAGCATAACCAATAGCGTTCTCTACTTTAGATTGATAATCATTCCAATAATCCAACTGTTTTTCCAACTTTTTATTTTGGTCTTCGATTTGTTTTATTGGAAGTAGGAGAATAGCACGATTATTTTCTAATTGGGCAACGGTACAAGCATGAATATTATCCTCAGCGTCTTGCAATTCGTTATTATATTTATGCCATAATGGAGTACCTTCATCTTCACCATCACGCATCTCTTTTGCAGCTTTAGCATCTTCAAGATATACATTCATTTGCTCCTGAAGGTAATCATTTATCTGAGAATATTGTTCTTTAGTACCTTGACCGCCAATTGTCTCAGCTAAATCAATTTCATTCTGAATATCCTTAATATTATTATCATAATAAGATATTTGATTAGCACGGTCTTCCTTGCCAACCTCGTATTTCCTTTCAGCTTCACTTCCTAAATATTCATCATATTCTTTTTGAAGCTTTAAGCGTTCTTTTTCAGAAGTAGCGAGAGAGAGGTTATATTGAAGTATATTATACTTCAGTTGTTTTTCTCTATCAAGCCATGCAAGACGTTCTGAAGCAGTCATTTTTTCTTGATTATCCAGATTATGAATTTCAAGCTTTATTTCTTCTTTATCAAGAAGAATAGAGTTAATGGTTCTTTCATCTTCCTTTTGTTTTTCAATTGCTTGTTGATGCTTGTCCAATGAAGCCAACCAAGTATCATAAGCCTCAACAGCTTTCATAACTTGATTATATTCATTTTCATCAGTGAAGTTTTGAATTTTAAGATTTGATCTATCACCAGTAATATAATCAACATATTTAGAATCAATTTTACCAGCTTCTTTTTTCCAAATCTTTTCATATTCTTCGGATGCATCTTTAGTAGCATGAACCAACTCTTGATTTGCACCTTTTAACTGATTTAATACATCTATGCGTTTTTGAAAACCATTAGTATTACTAAGTTTGTTATCTAGTTTTTCAACTTCTCGTTCAGCATTCTCGACAGCAATAGCAATCCAATCATATTCCTCGGAGAATTCTTTGTCTTTACCATCTTTACCATCATGTAAAAGATTTGTATTAAAGTCAGGAATATTATTATCAATAGATGTATCAAAAGCATTAATTACTTCCTCTATATCTGTAAGTTCTTTCTCGGCTTTATCCTTTCTTTCCCATGCTTTAAATGTAGCTAGAGTTGCAGGAGCACCGGACTCTACAAGGCTTGCTTGTTGCTCGAAGTTATAATTCGCTCTTTCTAACTCTGTTTTTTTAGAAGCATATTCTTTATCCATGGCAAGTTTTGCTTCAAGATAAGTAGAATAATTTCCCAACTCAATACCATATTTATCAGCTTTAGCAATTATATCTTGTGATAAATCTGCTATAATTTGGTCATAAAAATCTTCGTCCTCACCCTTTTTCTGTGCTATATATAACTTATAATTCTGCAAGTCTGCTTCATATTCTGTTGTTAAATCACGAATTAAATCTTTCTCATCAGATTTTCCTTCTAGATATTTATCAATAGAGCTTTCGAGATTAGGATATTGACTTGCGATATTTTGTAGGGTTTCAACTGATATTTTACCTGTTTCATTAGCTTCGGTTTTTAATTCGTTAAGTATTGTATGAGTAGATTGTAATTCAGATAACATTTCATCTAAACTTATGTTACTACTTTCTGCTGTAATATTATCGAATAAATCTAATATATCATCAGTTGCCCCAACATTCTGTAAAGAAGTTTTTAGTGTATTTAATTTATCATCTATTAATACTTGTATAGCATTTGATAAATTATCAGTTTCACCGGTAAGAACAGGAAATGCTTGATATAAATCTAGCAACTCAGAATCTGATAAATTACTATTCCTTATCTTATCCAAAGCATCAGACAAGGTATTTAAATCAGACTGATAATTATCAATCTTTTCTGCGTTGTCTACATTAAAACTAAATTCTGGCATTGTCTCGTTTACTGTTACTTGTGACTTTGCAATTCCATTAAGGTATTGTAAATACACAGATGCAACACTTTGTCCGTCTTCAAGTATTAAATTTGCATCTTCAAGAGCAGCAATAAGACCATCATACTTCGCAATATCCTCTTCTGTTAAAGTATCACCATTAACAAGTTTCTCTTGAATTTCACTTTGTACATCTGTAAGAGAAGAATCGTTTAATGCCGTATCTATTTGAATGGTATTCCATTCGCCTGAACTATCAGTTAATTTATAAATCTCTTTCTTCCAAAACTCAACGAAATCCCACATTTCTTGGTTTTTAGCATCGTCAAATGTTCCATCAGGATTCATAAACTTCGCCAATATATTCTGATATTCCAATAGTTCGGTAAGCATAGCTCCTGAACGACCTTTTAATATTTCAACTAAATTTTCTTGGCCTTCTTGTAAAGATTTAGTAGCTTCTTCATCACCAAACTCTATTGTTTGGTTTATACCTTCATACAGCGCATTAAGTGATAATATCAGATTTTTATCAGTTATATCGTCACTATCAATATTTTTTAAACTGTGTAAAGGATGAATGGTATCCATATAATCAGCAGAAGCAGTAGTCTCAGTACCAAATTCGTTATAGAATGTTTTTCTATTACTTTCTAACAATTCAGTAGCTTGTTCTTTTTCTTCTTTTTTCTTTGCGTCCTCTTGTTCTCTTAAAAGTTTATTAGCAAAAGCAAGTTTTTTTAGCTCGTCTTCTTCTATAAGAGTAATAGTACCATCCCTGTCTTTTGCCAATAATTCATCTATTCTTTTTGTATTTTTCTCTATTTCATCTCCAAGAGTTTTTAACTCTTGAACGGTATTTTCATATTCAGTATTTAATTCCGAAATTTTCTCTTTTTGTTCTTCAATAGTAGGATTAAAATGCTTATATAAAGCAATAACACCAGTAAGAGCAGCGGCTAT